TATATTTATATGTTTGACTATTTGCAGGGTTACCGCCTATGTTTTCTTGATATGCGTATACCTCGTAGTAGTCTGTATTAGCAGGTATAGTATGTCCTGCGTCTGTTAAGTTTTTAGGTGCTACACCTGCAAACCTTATACAATCGCCTTGTACGTTAACAGCTTGGTTAGCAGTATTTTCTATATCTAGTGTTGTACTTGCGCCGCCGTCGCCTGTTATAATTGTGCCACTTGAATCGTAAAACTTAACAAATATACCGCCTATGTTCGTTATAATAGTGCTACCGTCGTAATTACCTAAAATACCGTTAACAAATGCTACAGTACCGTAGTCTGTTAGTCTTACCTTGCGTTCTACTGTGTGGTCAAAACAAGTTAAAAAATTGTTTTCTCCTGTGCTTACACCTGTCGTTAACAAATACTTATCTAAATTAAATTCTAAACCGTCTTTATCTTGTTGGCAGCCGTTAAATATTAGGTATTCGTAAGCAGCATAATTAGCTATATCGCTAGTTACTGCGCCTAAAGGACTATTAGTACTTTCTTTGCCTATATAAAGTTTAACCCTTATAACTGTCCTTAAATTGTCAACTATGTTTTGTGTTTTGTGTATAGAGTAATTATTCAAATGGCTTTGTATGTCTGTCGTAACGTAATCTTTAACAACGTTAGACAAATCTACTACACCCTTTTTTTCTTTATTAGGCGCTATCTTAAAAGTTATTTCGTGGTTTTCTTGTCCTATTAGTCCGTCGTCAGGAAAAAACTCGCGTATTTCACATTTAACTACATATCTATAATAAAAAGCGGCTGCTATAGTATTTTGATTTTCGCCTAAGACAAACATTAAACGACTATAAGCAGGCTGTAATCTATTTGTTGGAAATTGTAATACTGAAGGCATGTTACATGTTTTGTGTTACTGTTGCTATAAATTTGCTAGCGTCCTTTGCATAGGCTCTAGCTATTTCTTTTGGTAGGTTCTTTATTTCTTCGTTTAGTGCGTCGCTAAAAAAGTTAGTAGGCTCTATACCGAATAGCTTTATATTTCTAGCTATTGCAAAGACTAAACTTTTACGCGGTATAAACCTACCTTGTTCGTCGCGTGCTGCGCTTAGTCCTTTACGTACTACCCATTTGTCTATAACGTTACTAGGCGGCTGTTTGTTTGTGTATTTGAAAGGACTTTTAGGTGCTAATACTTTGCCCTTTTTAGGGTGTGCTTTACCTGTAGAACCTTTTACACCTTCGTCTACTATCCTTGCATATCCTGCGCCTAAGAATTGTAATTCTAAAGCGCCACTATCGTATACTTTAAGTTGGTAGCCTAGACTGTTTGCTAAGTTACCGCTAACACTTTTAGAAGACAGTATAGACTTTGCTCTGTTTACTACTTTCTTACCAAAAGTGTCAAATACTTTTTCTACGTTTTTTGTTTTCACTATACCGTCGCTACAAACATTTCTAAATCTACAGTATTGCCGCCATGATTATTGCGTACAAATAAGCTTTCTATATCGTCTTGTGATGTTATAGCTGCGCTACTACCTGCGCCTAATCCGTTAGGAGAAAACAAGGTAATGCTACAACCTGCTTTTAGTTCTACTGCAGCCGAAGTAGCGTTAAAAGCTAAAGTTAGTATTAAGTTTTCTGTATCGTCTAAGTTTGTTAGACGCATATACTTTAAGTCTTCTACGTCAAAGTTAGCGCCTGTTCCTGCGCTAGCAAACGTTGCTAGTGTTGTAGTAGAAGCTGCAGGTATTGTATGTATTCTTTTAGATACGTTTCCTATTCCTGATATTGATTTTGTTACAGTTTGATCGTAAGTAGTACCGTTTATTGTAATGCTTTCGCCTATGTTAACTGTTAGTGTTTGTGTTGTTACTGTAGTAGCCATTTTCTATTATACTTTATATTATATTATACTATCTATTATATTACTATTTATATTATATATATATCTATTGTTTGTGTTACTTTGCTGTTACGCTTTTTTTATATCTATTTATATATCAACTATTTATATATCGCCTGTACAAGCAGAAGAATTAAAGTCTACTTCTATAGTTATTGTAGCTGTAAAACCGCTTACCTCATTATCAAAACGTTCTGTAAAAGGTTCGCAACTTACGCTATCTAATAACCTTACGTCGTTTATAAAGTCGCCGTAGTCGTCGTCGTCCTCGTATTTAAGTTGACTAATTAAATCGCCTATAACTTGTAAGCAGTCGCCTAATACGTTTTCTTCGTCGCTTTCGTCTTTGTGTACTAAGTCCATTACAATAACTTGAAATACATACTGTAATGTGTTAGTATCGTAGTTAGCACTTGTTATACCGAAATGTGCTAAAGGATAGTCTACTTCTGTTAAGTCTACTTCGAATATGTCGCCTTTAGTTACTGTAGTAACAAATACGTTGCCTGACAATACGCTGCTAATCTTTTTGTATAAGTTTTCTAGCGTTATGTTTTTTATGTTAAAGCCTTGATATATTGCCATTATCTATTTTGTTTGTTTTGTATGTGTGCTAAATCAGTTGTATACATTATATAGTTAAATACTTCGTCTACTGTCCTTTCTAAAACTAGATCGTACTTTAATATATCGCCTTGCGCTAGGTTATATATTATTTGATACCAACCGTAGTTTTCGTTAAAGATTTCTTCGTCTGTTTTATAGCCTTGCGGCGTGCTGTCCTCTGCGGCATTGTTTTTGAATAAGCCTTCGTAATCGCTATGTAGTCTATTCCTATATTCAAAAAAAAAGCGGCTGCACCGTTTACCGTATCTACAGACATTTGCTTCTTAAATATTTCTGCCCTTTTGTTAGCACTTATAAAGTCGTATTCTTCTATTTTATATTTATCTTTTTTTTGTTCTACTACAGGTCTGTACAGTATAGACATTACAGCGTCCATAGCTTCCCACCCTTTTTCTAGTTTGTTATCTAAGTCTACAAACTCTTTTAATTTTAAGTCTGCTAAGTTAGGGTGAAAGCCGTAGTCTACGCCGTCAATATTTACTATTAGGTTTAGGTCTTTGTTAGCAGGCTTAATAAATAATTCGTTTAGTCGTTCTACTGCCTTATCTAACACTTTCTTTTTTATGCTGCCTAACATATCTATAGGCGCACCTGTAAACGCAGATAGTAGTACGGTTTGCTTTTGTACTTCTTCTGCTTCTTCGTCGTAGTGCTTTACAAACTCCATGTAACAGCCTAAAGCTACTTCATTCCACTTGTTAGGTATATAGTATTTATCGTTGTTTATAACTAACTCCATAATATAAAATATAAAAACTTAATTTTCGTTATACTTGCATTTCTTTATAGCTATAATAGCTTTTTGACTTTTCATTGTTTTAGTAGACGGCAGCTTAACGGCTGTCGTTTTCTATTGTATATAATACTTACCCTGCGG